GGAAAGAGTAGGCGACAAGTAAAAGCAATTATAACTAACAACCCTGCTCATGTACTCCGCAACATACAAATGGAGCCGTTCTATAAGTTTGATGTTGCTAAACTTAGGAGAGTTATGGATGGACGATTTAAGCGACATGACATTAGAGCAACAATTAACCCATCTTACGGAGAAGCTATCGAGTATCTCGATAGACTTGGTGAAAGTGAACACCCAATTGCATTTGACATTGAGATCATGTCAGGAGAGACAGCTTGCATCGGATTTGCCAACAACTCAAGAGAAGGTATATCTATCAATTTTAGATCTGCTAGAGCAAACAGATATAGCCTTGCTGAAGAGAGATTGCTCCGTCAAAGAATACAGCGACTACTATCTGATCCAAAATCCAAACTAGTAGCACAGAACGGATCGTTTGACTGTGGCTGGCTCTGGTACAAAGACAGAATACATGCACCTAAAGTATGGTTTGATACATTACTTGCACACCATACACTTTATCCATCACTCCCACACAACTTAGGATTCCTTACTGCCCAATACACTGATCATCCTTACTACAAAGATGAAGGTAAGTCTTGGCGTGAAGGCGGTAACATCGACCAATTCTGGGAGTATAATGTTAAGGACTGTTGTATTACTTGGGCAGCACACGAAAAGTTATTACAAGAATTACAATCCCAAAACATGGAAGACTTCTTCTTCTCTCATGTCATGCGACTACAACCTCACCTTATCCAGATGCAAGTCGGCGGTGTGAAACTTGATATGGAACTCAAGGCATCTATCGTAGAAAAATTAGATGTAGAACTCCAAGAAAAGTTAAAAGATATACAAGAACAAGCAGCCAAGTTAGCTGGCGAACATTGGAGATCACTTAATCCCAACTCTCCAAGACAATTAGGACAGTTCTTCTTCGGAGAATTAAACCTTGTAGGTCGTGGTAGCAGTACCAACAAGGAGAATAGAGACAGGATGAGGAAACATCCGAGAACAAGTGAAGAACAAATCAAGTTCATTGAGGCAATTGATAGTTATAAAGAAGATCATAAGTTCTTCTCTACCTATGCAACCCAGAAACCTGACCCAGATGGTAGGTTTCGTTGTGAATATAAACAGTTCGGAGTTCAAGCTGCACCGGGAAGACTAAGTTCAAGTGGAACCTTATGGGGAAGTGGAGGTAACTTACAGAACCAACCACATGCAGCATATCCAATGTTCGTATGTGATGAAGGCTATATGTTATCTTACTTTGACCTTAGACAAGCGGAGGCAAAAGTTGTCGCGTATTTATGGAATGTGGAGGGCCTTATCGAAAATTTCGAGAAGGCAGAAGTTGATGAAGGCTTCGACGTACATCGGGGAAATGCTTCAAGGATATTCAGATTACCATACGATGAAATACCGCAATCTGACTACGATAACAATGGCAAACGTTCTCTTAGATACCTTGGAAAGCGGTGCGTACACGGACTTAATTATAGGATGCAAGCTCCCAAACTCGCAACTGTCTGTGGCATTTCAATTAGTCAAGCAGAAGAAGCGTTTGCCTCGTATCATAGAGCTTTCCCTGAAATCAACAAAGCATGGCAACGTACAATATCAACTGTTAGAGAAGAACGTTGCTTATATACACCTCTCGGAAGAAGATTTATCATCCTTGGTAGAGTAACAGAGGACAGCTTTGATAGTGTTATCGCATTTGTACCTCAATCAACGATTGGTGATAAAGTCAGTAGTGTTATTTATCTTTGTCACGAAGATGAAGAGTGGCCCGAAGACGCACGTATGCTACTCAATATCCATGACGCCCTCATCGCAATACATAGACCTACTGACAAAGAA